GAAATACCTGCGCACCAGCGTCGTGAAAAGACGCGCCTACCTCACCTACCGCAGTCTCATCAACAGCGGCAAACTCAAGCCGCCAACCAAATGGCCGGTGCACGTGACAGCCATCATCCACCCATTGACCCACGGACGCTTCGACCCGGAAAACGCGGCACCCATGGTCAAAGCCATCCTTGACGCGCTCACCGATACCGGTTTCTGGCCCGACGATGACTCAAAACACATCATCGGCCCCGACTACCGCGGCGGAGAGCCAAGCACCCGAAAAGGCTGGTACCGAATCACAATCCGAATCGAAGAAGAGGAACACTAATCATGGCTACGAACGTGACCGAAAAAGACAAGACGCTCAACGAGATCATCGACTGGGCGAAAAGTCGCTGTCATGAAGCCGCACTTTCCAGATTCGACGTTCGCAGAAAGAGCGACCGAGACTTCTATGACGGCCAAGTTAACGCATTCCATGAAATTCTAGAGCTTTGCCGTTCCATGCTCGGCTACAGCGGTTCCATGCCTTCAGAGGTGCCGAATCAAAGCGAGGACGCGAAATGAGCGCGTATCAGCCTGTTCTTGACCCCGCATGCGGCGGCCGAATGTTCTGGTTCGACAAGTCGGATGATCGAGTGCTTTTTGGTGATGTGCGGGATGAAAGCTGGGAATTGTGCGATGGGCGTAGGTTCGATGTCAGGCCGGACATGCTGATGGACTATCGCGACCTGCCGTTCCCCGATGAGACGTTCCGCATGGTCGTGCTCGACCCGCCCCACCTGCGCAATGCGGGCGATACGAGCTACATGGTGCGGAAGTACGGATGCCTCGACCAAGAGACATGGAGGACTGACCTCAAGACCATGTTCGACGAGTGTTTCCGCGTCTTGAAGCCTTACGGGACATTGATTTTCAAGTGGAATGAAACGCAGATACCCGTCTCGCAGATTCTCAAGCTCACAGCGCACAAGCCACTCTTCGGCAACAAGCAGCCGAACCGCACGGGAACACACTGGATTGTTTTCATGAAGGAGGACGCGAAATGAATAAACGGTACAAGGTTTGCCCACTTTTTTGGAGTGATTACGACGATGAGCGCACCTTGATGAATATGGGTGTGTTTGAAAAGTTGCTGAACGAGGGTTGGAAGATTCTGCGGGTGGATATCATGCCACCAACGGAATTGAGTAATAACGCCGTTACCGCGACGAACGTCTACATCCTTGAGAGGGAGGCTAATGATGATTAGTCAATACGACAAGGACATGTGTTGCCTGTATATCGCTGAGGGGATGAACTACATCTGGCAACAACGAGAGAACCAAGAGCTTTCCCGAATACTTGAATCATTGGCCAATAGGAAGCTCATGAAGCGTGTCCATGGCGGGTATGCGATCACACTCAAGGGCCTGTTGGCAGTCAAGGTGTGGAGACTTCACCTGTTCCTGTTCCATCACGATGAATGCAAGTACTTCAGGAGGAAGAAATGAGCAGGGCTGAAACCACCGCCATGCTGTCCAAGCTGGTCGAGAAGAGGTTGAAGAATCGCGTGAGCTATTGGGCTAGCGAGGTTAACTTCGACCTTGGAACACCACGGAACAGGCGCATCGACTACATCGGATTCAAGCCTTTCACGCCCGGCTACGTGCTCGAACCAAGCAGTGTGGAACTCGGCACTTTCTCCTGCTATGAAATCAAGTCATGCATGGCTGATTTCAAATCGGGTCACGGGCTGACGTTCTACGGTGACGAAAACTATCTAGTCACCACGCCTGTACGACGTGTCCTATGGAGACAAGCGGAATAGCTACAGGCGGCGTCCGGCGAGTGAGATGCTGTACGCCATGATCGAAGCGAACGGAAAGAGGACGAATTGAGCATCCTGCTTGACGAGGCCAACGTTTACGAGCGTGGCATGGATGATGATTTGACTTTTCAGACGGTTCGTGAGCTTGCCGGTACAGCGTACATGGCCGGACGTTCCGCTCCACCAACCGACGCCGAGGTGGAGGCCGTGGCGAAACGGCTCTGCTGGAACAGCTGCAAGAAGTGGGATGGCATCGAAAGCGACTATGTGGCGAAGGACGAAGACGATGCATGGGATTACGCCGGTGAGATTCCCGGCTTCCATGAGGAATATATCAGACAGGCCGAGGAAATGCTCGAAATCGCACGGAAGGCGGTAAACGAATGAGCAAGACGATCCGATATGTCGAGTGCGCCCACTGCGGCGAGACGGTGGGCAGCTATTACGTCACCTGCCCTTACTGCGGGTATCGGCTGGTGGACGCGAAGCAAGCCGTAATGATGGGTTTGTCATGGTGACGCTTGACCCGCCACCGGACTTGGTGGAGATCGCCGAAGCCTTGGATGCGATGGCGAAACCACACGTGGGAAGCGGCTGGGCGAACACCAACTACACCGACCTGCCCTGCACCACGCCACGGCAGGAGGCCATCTGGATGGCATACAACGGAATCACAAGAGGGGAGGATTGATGGCAAGGCGCGGATACGTGCAATTGGCCAATGGCTTCTATCTCAACCGGAAGGTACGCCGTTTACGCCGTACCATGCCATCGGCCATCAGCGCCTTCGTCATCATGCTTTCCTACTGCGGCGACAACCTCACGGACGGTTATGTGGACTCGGACACGGCGGAATTCGTGCTCGACATCACCACACAGGAGCTTGACGCTTTGCAGCAGGTCGGATTGATCGAGGCCGTGGATGGCGGCTATGTCATCCACGATTACCTTGAGCATAATCGGAGCCGTCAGCAGGTGATGGCCAAGCGCAAGCGTGAGCATGACCGGTATTCTGCTGGCAGTCTGCCGGCAGAAAGTGCGCAGACTGCCGGCAGAATCGAAACAGAATCGGGACAAACACCAGAACACCAGAACACCAGAACCCAAAAGAAAGATGAAGAAGAATATTCTTCTTCTTCATCCAAAGAAATCGGGCTGAACGACTTCGAGCTGGTCAGGGAGAAAGCCCACGCCAATGCCGCCATAATCCGCGATTACCCGAATCTCGACCTGTCGGACGCGTGGAATGCCTTCGCCGCTCGCCACTACGGCGAGACACGCACCGTCAACGACTGGTGCCGCCAATGGAAAGGCTGGTGCCAACGCAGAGCCAACATGAGCGGCATACCACCCTCGAAACCACACAAGCACACGTGGAAATGCTCTCACGTGCTCGAAGCGCTAGGACGCGACGAAGAAACAGCACAGGCAGACGAAAAGGCCTGCGAATTAGCCGACAGACTCAACAAGGAGAAATCATGAAACACGACGAACAGGTAACCATGTGCAGCTTGGAATCGGAAACAATGTACAGCCTGGAATGGTTGAGACACGAACGCCGCAAGGCATGGAGCGAAGGCTACGCGGCCGGATGGAAGGACCAGGAATGCGATTTCCCGCCACACACCACAGAAAACCCATACAAGGAGTAGTCAAATGAAGAAAATACTCGAAGACATGATCATCAAGTGGCATCAGGCCGGTTACGCGCTTGACGAGATCGCGCCGCTCGTGCCGCAAGTCCCGAAAGCCGCAATCGCCGCACTCATCCGCCAGCACGACAAGGAGACACGACTTTGACCGATTGCAAGCACTGCCGGAAGCCCATGAAGCCGGTGTCCGCGAATCTGCTCTGCGCCAGCTGCCGAGAAAACTACTGGCAGCTCATCCGCCAACTCGGACACGTCCAACTGCCCGCCCTGCGAAGCATCATGCTCAAACAGGCCCACATCGGACCCACGGGCCACGCGCCAAACAAAGGCAACGCGCCAATACCCATCGACACGAGAGCGCAAGCCCTCATCACCGATTCCGAAGCGTGGCTCGCCGAACAAGCAGGCAAAATCAACGCACGCTACAGCAATTTCCCGTGGGACAAGGCATGGAAGAAGATCACGGCCAACAAACACACCATCCTCAGCATGAGCACCGCAGCAGACGATTACGCAGCCCTGGAACACATCAGCCGACGCAACGAGACGGCCTTGACCCCAGAAGAGGCAATGGTCATCATCGGCACATGCCCACAATGCGGCCACCAAGCCACCAGCACGCCACAGGCCGACGAATGGACATGCCCGCACTGCAAATGGCAAGGCGGAGTCCAAGCCATCAAAGCCACCCGCGACAACAAACTCTGGCAACTCGAATACACCGGAAAACCAGTCGAAGTCGCAAGATACCTCTCCAAAATGGACATCCACTGCACAAGCGACCAGATCCGCCAATGGCTCACCAGAGGCAAACTCCACGCCACGCCGACAAAACACAAAGGAGAGTACGTGTTCAACCTCGGAGAAATAACCGCCATGCTTGACTGTCACAATTAAAATGCTATACTGTCGTACAGTAGTAAAATGGTTCAGCCTGAAAGGGTTGGACCATTATTCATATCAAGCTTCGGTAGCTCAGTGGCAGAGCACGAGGGATAGCACAGATACCAGAGGACGGATACCTTACCGGCCATGGCTTCCATGATTCTTTGAATGCCCGTGATAAGAGACAGTGCCCCTCATCGACGTGGGTTCGACTCCCACCCGAAGCACCAAAGGCGGTGAATCAATGTCAGGAAGAACGCGCAAGACAAGCCGCCAATTCGAAAAAGACAAGGCCGCATTCTTCAACCAATGCAAGGCACAGCATGCGGTCTGCTGGTTGTGTGGCATGCCAATCGACTACAACGCAGTCAAGAACACCACAGATGACTCATTCAACCTAGATCACATGTTCCCAGTCAGCAAGCACCCGGAACTTCAATTCGACCCAGCAGGCTTCAAACCATCACACACCAGCTGCAACCGCTTGAGAGGCAACCAAGACCCACCAGCACCAATCGGAACACTAAGCAGGCAATGGATTAAGACAGCATGAGCAAGGAGACAGCAATGCAACAGCCAGTCAACCTAACACTCACCGCAGAAATTAACGACAAGACATTCCCAATCAGCAGCTTCACGGTCAACATTCCAGTGCACGTCAACAGAACATACCGCTACGAGGTCATCGACTCCGAGCGTGCCATCGCCAAGCCGATGCCACCAAGCACAAACGAACTCATCAAACGCTTCAAAAACGCAATCAACGCATTCCAAACAGCATTCGAAACCGACCCAAACGGGGTAGGGGCGGTGAAATCGTAAAACCAACGCAAGAACGCAAGACGTCCCGCGTGGTTGGTCTCCCTCTCCCCGATGAGTGAAATTGTTAGCGGGTCGCGCGCGATGGCAGATTAGGGGGTGTTTTCGATGAGTGCGAAGTTTCCGAGTCGGAATGTGGCGGAGGCGTTGGAGCGTTCGTTGAAGAACGCTGACCTCAAGGCTGTGAATTCTGCTGTTGTCGCTGCGGCTCGCGTGTTGGCTGAGCGCATCGATTATCTGACGTTCTCCGGTTTTGTCGATGAGAACGGCAAGCTCGACAACGTTTCGCTGCCGACGTTCCTCAAATATTGTCAGTCGCTTGGTTTGACGGTGGATGCTCCGGCTAAGGTTGGTCGTCCTGCGAAGCCGAAGGTTGAATCAAAGCCGGAGGCGCGTAAGAGCGACAAGGTTGTGCAGATGGAAGATTTCATGAAGCGTTTCGGCTAGGAGGCGTTCGATGGTGTCGGAAGATTTGAGTGTTTTCGGTGCCATCGATGATGAGAAGCATGGTGTGACCCTGCCGCGTATTTATACTCCGCCGCTTCGTCCCTTGGATAAGAACACTTCTAATGGCTTCGCTGTGATCGCGTTCGCCGAGATCATGCTTCACGTGCATCTCTATCCGTGGCAGCAGTGGCTGCTCGTGCACGCGTTGGAATTGCTGGAGGACGGCTCGTATCGTTTCCGCAAGGTCATCGTGCTTGTGGCCCGTCAGAATGGCAAGACCACGCTTATGGGCGTTTTGGCCGCGTGGTGGCTTTTCGTCGATTCCAACAAGCATCCGGACAGGGTGCCGCCCGTGAAGTTTCTCGTGGTCGGTGCGGCGCAGACGTTGGACAATGCGAAGGGCCCGTACAATCAGGTCAAGGAGTGGTGCAATCCTCAGCCTTCGACTGATGAAGAAGCGGATCTGGTGATTCCGGATCTCGCCGCGATGACGCAGAAATTCGTCAACACGAACGGCGAGGAAGCGATCATCACCCGCTCGAAAGCCCGATATATAGTCCGCGCCGACAAGAACATTCGAGCGAAGAGCGCTGCCCGCGTGGTGTTTGACGAGCTTCGTGAGCAGCACAATGACGATGGCTGGAACGCTGTCAGCCAGACCACGAAGGCCGTATGGTCGAGTCAGTTGTGGGGCATTTCCAACGCCGGAGACTATCGTTCCGTCGCGTTGCGCAAGCAGGTGGACAAGGGCCGCAAGCTTGTTGACGAGTGGACTCGTCTGAGCGCCGACGGTGGCAATCCGGCAGACGTGTTCCTGTCCGGCGAGCAGGATGGCAGCTTCGGATATTTCGAGTGGTCTGCGCCTGACAAGTGTCCGGTGGATGATGCCGACGCCATTCGCCAGGCGAATCCGTCGCTCGGCTATGGGCCGATGACCGTCATGTCGGTTCGGTCCGATATCGATGGCATGACCGAGGCCGCTTTCCGCACCGAGGTCCTGTGCCAGTGGGTCACTGCTGACATCATTCCTTTCATCAACCCGAAAATGTGGGCCAGCGGCCTTGATTCGCGTTCCACGATTCCGAACGAGAATCGAGTGGTGCTGTCCGTGGACACGTCGGCTGACCGTAAGACCACGTATGTGGCCGCTGCCGGAATGCGTGCGGACGGTTTGCCTCACGTGGAGTTGATCGCTCGTCGTGACGGCATGCTGTGGGTGCCGCATTATCTTGACCTTTTGCAGGAGCGTTGGCCGCATATCACGGAGATCGCCGTGCAGGGCAAAGGCTGTCCGGCAGTGGACTTCATCGACCCGCTCATCGAAAAAGGATGGACGGTGCATCTCATCGAAGGATTCCGTCTGGGCGCGTGCTGTGGCCGTTTCCATGATCGTGTGCGTGAGGGCAAGCTGCGGCATCTTCCGCAGCCGGCAGTCGAACAGCAGGTTTCCGTGGCCGTGTCCCGGCGTCTTGGCGAAGTCGAGGTGTGGGACCGCACCAAGTCCGCATTGCAGATTTCCGGCTTGGTTGCCGAATCGCAGGCATTGTACGCGTTGGAGACCATGCAAGTCGAAGCGGAGACACCGAAATACGTGCCGAGCGTGACCCATTTCGCAGTCGTATGACCCAGTGAGGAGGTTTCATGGGGTTCTTTTCCAGATGGCTCAAGAAAAGCCCGGTATCCGTGGCCCAGAAGTTCTCCGAATCGCCAGTCAACATTTCACAGGTCGCGCAGCTGCCGATCGACTGGTTCGGCGCTGGCGTGTATGAGCGTGAGGCGGCGGTGCGTACCGTCATCGACCATATCGCGCGGAATATCGCCAGCATGCCCTTCAAGGTCTACACTCGCCAGCCTGACGGTGACCGCGTGGAGGACACCACAAGCCCGTTGGCGCAATTGATGGCCAAGCCGAGCGTGCTTCCTGGCATGACACGTTACCGATTCTTCTACTCGCTGCTCTGCGATGGTCTGCTCAATGACCGTTGGCTCTGCCTGTTGGATGCCAACAGGCAGTCCGGCAGATTGTGGCTGCGGCGTATTCCGGTGCAGAATTTCACTCTTTCCGGCAACACTCTTGATGAGATCACCGGCGTGCAGATCAGTACCGGACAGCCGGAAGGAAGCCAGTATTTCAAACTGCCAGACCCGCAGATTCTGCTGGATGTGGGCTATAGCACGTCCGGCATCGGCGGTTCTCCGGTGTCCGGCACTCTCGCACCGCTTTTGGCGGAGGCTCGTGAGATGGCCGAATATCGTCGTGCGATAGCGAAGAACGGCGGCCAGATTCCGGCGTACATCTCCCGTCCGAAGGAGATGCCGTGGCCGTCGCAGGAGGCGCAGGACGAATTCGTGCAGGGCATGAGGAACTACAAGGCTGGAGGCAATCTTGCCGGTGGCTGGCCGTTGCTCAACGACGGCATGGAAATCAAGACAGTGGACGCGTTCAAGCCGATTGACATGCAGGACATCGACGCGAGGGACAGGATTCGTATAGACGTGGCCAACGCCTTCCATATCGCGCCGGAGAATCTTGGCTTTCGCAGTGGCACGAATTCCAACATCGCTTCCTTCAAGGAGCAGATGTGGAATGTGGAATTGATGCCGTACATCGTGGCGTTCGAACAGTCGCTCAATCTGCTTCTGCCAGACGCGCTCGGCCAGCCGGACGCCTACATCGAAGCGAATGTGGATGCGAAGCTTCGCGGCACGTTCTCCGAGCAGTATCAGGCGCTCAGCACGGCTACGGGGCGCAGCTTCATGACCACGAACGAGGCGCGGCGCATCCTCAACTATCCGAAGCTTGATGGTGGCGACGAATTGGTGACGCCATTGAATGTGGCAACCGGCGGACAGCCCAGCCCGCAGGATGGCGGCAGGACGCAGAACGCGCAACAGAACAATCCAGTGAACGGAGAAGGACAGTGAATCTCAAACAGCTCAGATTCAACGTGAAATCCTTGGACGATTCGGCTGGCGAAGGCGTTTTCAGCGGCTATGCCAGCACTTTCGGCAACAAGGACCTGCAGGGCGACGTGATCGCCAAGGGCGCTTTCGCGGAGACCTTGGAGAAGGATTACAACGGCGGTGCCGGTATTCCAATCCATTGGAACCATCAGGACGGCAAGCCGACCGACATCATCGGCCGCACACTGAGCGCCGTCGAGGATGAGAAGGGCCTGCTCATCTCGGCCCAGCTCGACATCGACGATAATCCTACCGCCCAGCAGGCTTACGACCTGCTCAAGGACGGCAGGGTGCATCAGATGAGCATCGGCTTCGTGCCGACGAAGACAGCGTGGATCACCGAAAAGGGCGATGGTCCGTGGGGCGGCCATTCCGAATTCCAGCAGATCAAGCTTTTCGAGATCAGCGTGGTGCCGGTGGCCGCTAACCAGCAGGCCGAGATTCTGGCCGTGAAGTCGGGTCGTGCCATCAGCTCCGCCAACGAGGAGAAGCTGCGTGCCGCGCTGGCCTCGCTGAACGAGGTGCTTGACGGCATCGATTCCGATAATTCCGCTTCCGACGAGGATAAGGCGGATGATTCCAAGACCGGCGAGAGGCCGGACGATAAGAAGCTTGACCCCGATGAGGGCAAGGACGCTGAGGCCGAGAAGGCCGAGCGCCTGAATGTAATCAAATCCGCCCGTGAATTGGTCACTGGCGGCAAGGACAACAAGGAGACCAAATGAGTTTCAATGATCGTCTCGCCAAGACCAAGGCCGCCATCGAAGCGGTGCTGGCCAAGGGCGAGGATAATCTCGACGCTTCCGACATCGAGAAGCTGAAGGGTCTGAACGCCGAGGCGCACGAATTGCAGGACTCCATCGAGACGCTGGACACCGTGCACAAGCGCTTCGAGGGTCTGACCGATAATCTGACGGACACTCAGAAGAGCGGTGTCGCCCATCAATCTCTTGGCGATTTCGTCGTGAAGAGCATCGGCGAGCAGCTGGTGAAGATGAAGGGCGTGTCCGGCGCTTCCATCGCCGCACCTGAATGGCTGCCGAACCGCAAGGCCAACACAGACACTCAGGTAACCGGTGGCCCGTCCGGCGCGTATGGCTCTCTGCTGACCTATGTTGACCCGAACTTCGTGGAAGGCTATCGCCGTCCGACCATCACCAACCTCTTCGGTGTCGGCGCGATCAGCGGACAGGCCATCACATACTTCGTGGAAGGTGAGCAGGAAGGTGATTTTACTGCCGTCGGTGAAGGCGATGAATTCAGCCAGATTCATTATGCCAACGCGACTCAGCATACCGATTCCCTGTCCACCATCGCTGGCTTCATCAAGGAGTCTGGTGACATGATTACTGACCTCGCCTTCTTAAAGTCCGACATCGATGGCCGCCTGCTCTACAATCTGAGCATCAAGGAGGAGCAGCAGCTGCTCAACGGCGATGGCGCCGGCAAGAACATCAAGGGCCTGCTTAAGCGTGACGGCATCCAGACCTACACGGCTACCGACGCCGGTAACGATGTCGCTATCCTGCACGCGCAGACCATGATTTCCACCGAGACCGGCATGATGCCGGATGCTCTGGTCATCAATCCGGCAGATTATGAGACTCTTCGCGAGAAGAAGGATAACAACGGCGCGTACATTGGCGGTGGCCCGTTCTATGGAGTCAATGGCGGTGCGGTGAACATCACCCCGTCCCTGTGGGGCATGAACACCGTCGTATCCCCGGCAGTCGCCCAGGGCACCGCCGTTGTGGGTGCTTTCAAGCGTGCCGCGACCTTCTACCGCAAGGGCGGTGTCGCTGTGGAGTCCACCAACTCCAATGACACCGACTTCATTTCCGATCTGGTGACCATTCGTGCCAAGGAGCGTGTGGCTCTGGCTGTGCGCGTGCCGAAGGCTTTCGTCACCCTGACCTTGAAGTAAGGAGGAAATGATGGCTCGACAGTTTCGAGTGATTCCGGCCGCGTCGGCGAAGCTTGACCCGAACGCCGACGTGGCGGACGTTGTCTTCGTCGGTTCGAATGGCAAGCCGACCGACATCGGCGGTTCCGCCGCCGCGCCGTATGTGCTTCCTGCTGCCGCCGAGGACGCTCTCGGTGGCGTGAAGCTGGCTAATGTCGCTTCTGCTGGCAAGGCCAATGCCGCTGTGGCTGTAGCCGTTGGCGATGCGCCTACCAAGGCTGAGCATGACGCTCTCGTGACCGCTTACAACGAGTTGGCCAAGGAGTTCAATGCGCTTGTGGCTGGTCTTGTGGCTGCGGGCGTTGTGAAGACGAGCTGAGATGGGAGGTCGGCATGAGTGATGTGAATGTGATTCCTGACATGATTGCCGACCCTTCGGCTTTCGAGGATGATGCGCGGTTTCGGCTTAAGGCTGCCCAGGCGGCTATCAGGCGTGAGTGTGGCTGGCATGTCATGCCGAACACGGCATTGTCCGGCGTCATCAACTCGCGTGGCGGCACAGTGATTCGACTGCCCGCGCGTCATGTGACGAGCATTGAATCATTGACCGACCGGGACGGTAACAAGCTGGCCTACGCCTACGACCCCGAGACGGGTTTGGTCGAGTCCTTGTCCGGTGGCTTCCCCGCCGGAATCGCGGCCATCCGATACGAGATTCACGCCGGATATGATGATGCGCCGGACGTGCAGCAGGTGCTCGTCAACGCCGCGAAGCGTGCTGGCATGAGTCCGGTCGGGCTCGTCACCTCGCAGTCCACGAATGGCAGCAGCGCGAGCTTCGACGTGATGTCGCTCATGCAGGATGAGAAGGACAAGCTCAAACCCTATCGGCTGGGAGGATTGCCATGAGCCTGCTTGACGATCTGAACTCCGCTGGCGGATGGCATATGTCCGGCGCAACCAAGTGGCAGCGCTCGCGTGCGAAGAAGGTCAAGGACCGGTATTCAGGCAAGTTGACTGGTGAGGATTGGGAGCATCCGGACGTGCTGGAATTCGCTGGCTCTTTGGCCAGCTCTAGCAGCATGAGGACTCCTGATGCTTTGCGTGAGGAGACTACGAGCACGGCTTATCTGACTGCTCCTGATCCGTCGCTTGACATTATGCCGGGCGATCGTATTCGAGCCATGCAGGATGATGGCCGCTGCTGGGAGGTGTCCGGCTATCCGAGCCGTGATGTGAATGCTTTCACTTCGTGGCAGCCGACGATTGAGATTCCACTATCCGAGTACAGGGGGTGACGTGATGGGCGTGATGGTCAAATTCAACGACAAGTATTTCGATGAGCTGATGAATTCGGCTGGTGTCAAGGCCATGACCCGTCGAGCGGCCGAGAAGACGCTCGAATATGCGAAGGCTCACGCTCCAGTGGACACTGGCGCCTATCGCGATGGCTTGCAGATCGAGGAGGTCAAGCACGCGCATCGCACCACTTGCATGGTGGTCGGCACCGACCCGAAGACCCTCTTGGTGGAGTCGAAGACCGGTAATCTCCGCAAGGCGTTGAAGGCTGGCAAGTCATGAGTGTTGTTCTCCCACCAGACCTCGAAACATGGCTGTGCGCTTACCTCCGTGGCAAGCTGAAGCCATCCTACGGCAAGATTCTCGTGCACATTCGAGAACCGGACGATTACGACGGCTCCTATCCACTCGTGGTCGTACGTGACGATGGCGGCAGCCAGTCCAATCGCGTGCTCTTCGACCGCAGCATTGGTATCACCGTGCGTTATGGCAGTCGCACTCTTCCAGGTGATTGTCGTGATCTGGCGGCGAAAATCTACGGCCTGCTCACAGACCCCGCGATTTGCCAGCTTGACGGGTCTCCGATAGCCGGTATCGAGGAGGACGGGTGCAATGGCCCGTATTTCGTGGCCGAGGATGCGAACATCGCTAGATGCTATCTGACTCTCGAATTCTCCGCTATTGGAGAATTCCAATAATTCAATAATTCTTAATTTTTAGGCGTTGAAACGTTTGTTTCAGCGCCTTTTTTGTTTGAAAGGACAAAATATGGCAGCTGATTCAGCAGGCAATGACCTGAGTGCCGCGAAGATCGTGGTGACAAGCGCTTTCCGTTTCGCACCTTATGATGCGACGCAGAAGCTGACCGCTGATCTCATCGCGCCGACCGTGGCCGACGTGAAGACCGGTTTGGACAAGATTTTCAGCAAGGGTGGTTTCGTCGGCCTTATCACCGAGGACGGTGCCCCGCAGGACAGCCGTGACGCCGATGATGCGATCAAATTCCATCAGCCGGGATACAGCATTAATGGCAAGGCGTCGCTGACCGCGCAGTTCACGGTGGCCGAGGATAACGACATCACCCGTCAGATGACCATCGGCAAGCCGGACGCGAGCGGCGTGTATCACGTGACCGACGTGATTCAGGACGGCAAGTGGTTCTGCTATCAGGAGACGGTGTTCAAGAATGGCACGCATCGCCGTCGTCTTGGTGTCGTGAATCTGACCGGCAACGAGCAGGGTCAGGATACTTCCGGCAAAAACACCGGTGACGCTTGGACCATCGAATGGATTCAGGACGACGCCTGCGATTCCGGCGCCTCGAAGTACCTGCAGTCCTTCGTGACGCCGAAGGCTTCGTCCGATTCTCATGCAACCGATCATCAGGCTGATGATTCCGAGTCTCAGCCGGTCACCGACTGACATTGATTCTTCCCTGCACATGTTTCTTTCTTCCTTTCTTCGCATGTGCTGGGATTCTTCCTCTTCATTCAGTGAAGTAAAGGAATTTTTCAATTGTTTGAAAGAAGGAAGAAATGACCAAGAATGTGATGCCCTCCGCCGCCGATTTCGAAGCCTGGACTCAGGAGGACGAGGAGAAGGCGCTTGAAGCGTCGGCCGAGCAGATGAAGGTGAAGCACCTCATCAAGGACGGCAGCGTATGGTTCCTCGCACCGCACGGCCACATTTACAAACTACCTCTCGCACTGTCGATTGATGATTTCGCACGTCTGTCGAATCTGCAGTCCGACACCGAGCAGATTCAGGCGCTCAAGGACATGCTGACGGCTTTCGCCGGTGAGGATGCGGCGCGGCAGTTGGCGAAGGAGCCGGTCATGGTGCCCATGAACATCCTCGCCGATTACGGCGAAATCATTTCCAAGATTCAGGGCGTGGAATTGGGAAAATCGTCGGCTTCTGCCAGCTCCTCCAAGGAGACGTCGGCAATCGAATAAGAGCCGATTTCGCGGCTCGCGGGTGGAGTCTGCAGGCCGATTTGGGCGGCAGACTCCGCTACTGCGACGCGATCGCATTGTGGGAAAATCTCTCGGCTGACCCGAGCAGTTACACCGGTATGACTGCGGTGCATATGGTGCTGCCGATGGATGCGGCGGCTATCATCACCGCGATTCAGGCTGGTGGCACGTCGATTCTGGGTGATCTCGCGCCGGAAAAGGCGGGGAAGAAGCACGTCGAGGTGACCGATGAGGAGCGTCGTGAGGCTTTGGAGTCGATGAGCAGCATCTTCGGCTTCAAAAAAGTGAATAGAGGAGGCTGTCATGGCTGGCGGTAGCGAGCTTGGTTCCGCGCATGTGAGCATTTTCCCGCAGATGAAGGGCTTCCGCCAGAATGTGGCCAAGGAGACCGGCAAGGCCGTCTCCGACATGAAAAACTCCTTCACGAAGGGCTTCAATGGCGCGCAACAGGGCAAGCAGATCGGCAGCGCCTTCAAAAGCGGTTTCAACAGTGGTGCGGCCGAGCTGAATTCCGAAGCCCTGAAGTCCTTTAAAAAGGACGTGGCGCAAGCCTCGCAAAAGAATACGGACGCCTTGCTGAAATTCAAAGCGGCTGGCGTGCAGGTGCAGGCCGCGCAGGAAAAATTGAACGCCGCCACGCAGAAATATGGGGCTGATTCGACTCAGGCTCAGGCTGCGGCCATCAAACTCGAACAAGCTCAAATCAAACAGAAGACGGCCGCCGACAATCTCAAAGCGGCGTCCGACAATCTCAAGACGGCGCAGGGACGGCTCAAGGACCTCGAAACGCAGTTGGCGGCCGAGTCGGACAAGTCCAAGAATGCGTTCAGCCGTCTGGCGTCCGGCTTCACCACTGCGGCCCAGCAGATCGTCGGCAAGATTCCAGGCGTCAATACTGCAGTGCAGAAGATCAGTTCAACGGCGGGCGAGGTCACATCCAACATCAAAAGCAAATTCTCCGCCGCCTGGAATGCTTTGCCGGAAGGCGCGAGGAACGCTGCCGCTAAGGCCGGCAGTGCGTTGCATTCTGGTTTGAGCAAGGCGTCTGGTTCCGCGTCGAAGGCCGTGAGTGGCATCGGCAAGGCGGCTAAGGGCATGGCCACCGTCGTGTCCGGTGCCGCTGCCGCCGCTGGCGGATATCTGGTGAATTTCGGCAAGCAGGCCGTGGATGCGGCCCTCAAGGCTGGTGAGGTGACCGCGAAATTCCAGCAGGTCGCCAAAAACAATAATTGGACCGAGGAAGAGCAGAAGTCCCTGCTCAGTCTGAATAAGACGCTTGGCCAGACTGGCGTCGTGTCGGGCGGAACACTCAAGGCCGCTCAGGCGCAGCTGGGTACTTTCGCACTGACCGCCGATCAGGTCAAGACCTTGACGCCCGCTTTGGCCGACATGATCGCCAACAATAAGGGTTATAACGCGACGGCGCAGGATGGCGTGCAGATCGCGAATCTGCTCGGCAAGGTCATGACCGGCAGCGCTACCGCCTTGAGTAAATATGGCGTGACCATGACGGACGCGCAGAAAAAAGTCCTTCAGGAGGGTAGCGCGTCCGAGAAGGCCGCGATGGCCGCGAAGGTCCTGGAAGCGAATTTCGGCGGCATCAACAAGGCCCTGGCGGAGACACCGCAAGGCAAGATGACCATCCTGCAGCATGAGATCGCTGGCTTGAAGACTTCGGTCGGCAATGATCTCATCCAGGCTTTCGGTGGTGTCGGCGGCGCGGTCATCAAGATGGTGCAGGCCGTCGAACCGCTCATCACCGCGTTTTTCGACAAGGTGGCCGCACTGGCGCAGAAGATTGGCCCGCCGCTGGAGAAAGTGTTCGGTGGTATCGCCGACAAGATCAGCAAAATCAATTTCAGCGGCTTCACGGGCCAATTGTCTGGATTGTCCGGTCCTATCGCCGCTGTGACCGGCTTGCTGGGTGCGGCTGGTCTTGGTGGCGCGTTGAGCGGCTTGAGTGGCGTGCCGGTGATTGGCGGATTGCTGTCGAAGTTCGGTGGCGTCCTGTCTGGTCTTGGCGGGCCTATCACGCTGGTGATTGGCGCTCTGGCCGGCCTTATCGCCACGAGCCCGCAATTGCGCAGCGAATTCGGCACGATGCTGCAGAACGTTTTCGTCAGCTTGCAGCAGGCATTCCAAATGCTTCAGCCGTCGATTCAGACGCTCATGACGGCTTTGAGTCAATTGGCGGCAGCTGTCATGCCGGTAATCACCAATCTCGTCGGCCAGATAATCCCGCTGCTGACACCGATAATCTCCACGCTTGTGGGTGCTTTGGTGCCGGCCATTCAAGGCATTCTGACCGTGGTGACCACCGTCATTCAGGCGATAACTCCGGCCATCCAAGGAGTCCAGCCGGTTGTCACGGCGGTGGTCGCGGCCATCACGGCTGTGATTCAGGCGCTCATGCCGGTCATCTCGCAGATCAGCAGTCTCATCACTGACGTGGTGGCTGCAATCACTCCGGTGATTCAGGGCCTTGAGCCTTTGGTTACGACGGTGGTGCAGGCGATTACCAGCGTGATTCAGGCGCTGGTGCCGGTGATTCAAGCTCTCGCACCATTGGTGTCCACCATCATTTCCGCGATCGTCGGCTTTATCAGCTCGACATTGCTGCCGACCATTCAAGCGATGCTGCCTTTCATCCAGGGCATCATCGGCGGCATCACGATGGTGGTCAAGGGCATCGTCAATGTGATTCAGGGTGTCATCAATCTGGTGACCGGCCTTATTAATGGCAATTGGCGGCAGACTTGGAACGGCTTTAGTCAAATTGTGCATGGTGTTGTGCAAGGCGTGCTCGGCTTTTTGGGTGGCATTGGCAGTGCGATTATCGGCATCTTCGCTGGTGCTGGCACGTGGCTGTGGAACGCAGGCAGTGCGATCATCAATGGTCTGCTCAATGGTCTGAGGGCGGCTTTCGGCAAAGTTAAGAGCTTTGTGAGTGGCATCGGTGACTGGATTGTGAAGCATAAGGGTCCGCTCAGCTACGACAAGGTGATGTTGCGTCCTGCTGGTCAGGCGATCATGCAGGGCTTTGACAAGAGCCTTAAGGCTGGCTGGAAGGACGTGCAGCGCACTGTCAATGGCATGAATGCGCAGATCAATGGCGGGTTTGACGTGGATGCGTCGAAGTCTGGTCGGGCGAATGTCAGCAATGGCGGTGGCGGTGCCACGTATGTCACGCAGACGTTCAATTATCCCGCGATCGCTCCGACGAGCATTAGCACGCAGCAGCGATTGCAGACGGCGGCAATGCCGCAATGGTGACAAGTGAAAAGGGTGGTAGCCGATGATACTCACGGATTATCTCATCGAAGGTCAGAATCTGACCGGGGACAATGCGAGTCTGATTGTCGGCACCACCCATTTCACGAGCATCAGCCCGCGCATTAATTCCGTGACCGTGAATGGTCGGAATGGTGTGATGCTTCCTGCTGGCCCACTGGCTTTCGATGCGCCAGAAATCACTCTGAAATTCATCACCAATGGCCCTGACTCCGACGTGCTGATGCATCGCTTCTATAGGCTCTGCCGTTTGGCTTCCAAGCTGACGCGCGTGGAGCGTGACACGGTGTCCGGTTGGACTCGGCGCATGACTGCAAGCGCAGCGTGCACGTCCTGTCAGCCGGACGGTGACGAGATTCCGTGGGATGACCACCGCGCGGCCACCGCCGTCTTCCAATTGCCTGACGTTTATTGGCAGGGGGAGCAGTGGCAGGAGCGCACATTGTCTGCGACTGGCGGGCTTCTCATGGCCGGTAGTGTCGATAAGCCCAGTGACAAGGTGTATTGGACGCGCTGGGCTGGATTGCCGAACGCCTCGCCATCGCAGCTTTTCGACACTATTCCCGAGGGCTGGCTTTCCAATGCGCCGATCGGCACGCTGGTCTTGCGCTTCGGTGCTGTCACTGGTGTGACCATTTCAGATCCGGTGAGTGGCACGAATCTGGTGTGGGGTGGCAAACGCGACGCCTCACGACCTTACCTTTTCGTCGATGTGGCCAATCGCAAGGCGTGGACGGCGGCCAATGCCGACGCATGGTCAGGCGGCACGGATGCGACGAATGGCATCGACTGGACCACCGAGCCACTGCAGGTGTGGCCAGACATTGGCTCTGGCGATTATCGACTCAACGTCAAACAGACCGGCGGCACCGACAAGGTGACCTGCCGGTTTTTGCAATCTTGGGAGTGATTCATGGCAAAGTCTCTTCACGCGCGTCTCGTGGCCTATCGGCCCTTCGATGAGCGTATCGGTGTGTTGGCGGAGCCGGTGAGCTTCAGTGCCAGCATGGTGCACAATGACGATGGCGCGCTTTCCCTCGAATACTCGCTGTTGTCCGGTGACGCTCAGGCTTTCGATCGAGAGCTGACCGATGGCCTCGAAGTGGCCGTGGAAGTCTCGGACGGCAACGGCTATCGTGAGCCTGATAATGCGCGCTTCGTGATCACTGGCCGCTCCGGCAAGACCGATGACCGCACCAAGACCATCACCTACAGTGGCCAGTCGATTGGCTGGCTGCTGTCCAAGGCCGAAAACAATGACGCGAGCCACCTCATCGCGGACGGCGATAACAAGGGCAAGCGCCCATTTTATTCGTCCAATCCGGGCACGATTCTCAAGACGCTGCTGGACGAAAACCGTCAGCGTGGTGGCGTGGCCACCGGCCTGACCTTGGGCTTCGATACCGCCAAGGACGCGGCTGGAGCGGCATGGGCGAAAAAATACACCTTATATTACAGCCTCGGCACTGATTTGCAGACGATTCTGAGTGCTCTTGTCAATGGTGGCGGCTGCGACTGGCGCACGTCCGGCAGGACACTCAAGCTTTGGAATGCGGATAGCACCGCCTTGAGCCGTGACCTGAGCAAGAGTGTCGTGCTGCAATTGGCACGCGACATTAGCGAGGCCCCCTTCGAGGAGTCCATCGCGGATCTGGCCAGCACCATCCTTGTCGAAGGTGACAATAATCTGCTCTTCCGCATGGATAATCCGGCCGCGCCGACACCGTGGGGCAAGTGGGAAAGCTACAGCAGCCAGGGCGGCGTGTCTGATAAGGACACGGCGCAAGCATTCATGCAGTCCACGCTTGATGATGCGGCTCGTGTGCGTGGCCAGTACACGCGCGACTTGGTGACCGCGAATGTGGATAATCTGCCGCTCATCGACTTCCACACCGGCGACTGGATTACCGCCCCCACCGTGGCTCACGGGGGAAAGGTGCGCGTGCAGGAAATCGATTTGAGCATGCGCCAGAATGAGGGCCTATCCTGCTCAATCGCTCTGAACGACATCAAGTACGACGCGTCGGTGCGTCAGGCGAAGAAAATCAAGGGCATCACCGGCGGAGCCTCGCTGGCTGGCAGTGAGAGCGGAACCACCGTCTCCACTGACCATGACCATCGCGTGCCGAAAGCGCCGCTCGGCCTTGTGGTGCAAACTGATGCGTATATCGGCAGCGACGGTTTCGCACACGGCTTGGCCACCGCCATGTGGTCCGCCGTGACCGAGGCCACGAACGATACCGCCATTGAGATTAGCAATTATGCCGTCGAATGGCGCAAGCATGTGGACGGTGCGCCCTGGCATTCCGCTGGCACGACTGATAAGACGCAGCTTGGCTTCGGCGGCTTGGATTGCGGCACTCAAATCGAGGTGCGCGTCAGGGCTGTGCCGACGTATTCGGACAAGCTCGGCGAATGGTCGGCCGTCGTGGTGGCAACTGTGGAGTCGGATACGACGCCATGCGCCGTACCATCCAAGCCGGTGCTTTCCTCTGAGCTTGGTGTGGTCACCGTCCACTGGGACGGCAAGACCGCTGCCGGCGCGCAGATGGAATCGGACTTCGACCATGTCGAGGTGGGCGAGGGCATCAATGCGGCTGGAATGCAGGTCATCAGCGCCACCCAGTCGGGGCAGGGCGATTACGTCATCATCGGTTTGACGGGCGGCTCACAGCATAGCTATGCCTTGCGCTCCGTCGATCATGCGGACAATCGCTCCGACTGGTCCGCCATCGCTTCGGTGACCGTGGCTTCCGCCGTCTCGCCTGATGAGGTCAAGCAGATTCAAAAGGATTTGGCTGACAATCAGACGGCTTTGAAGGATAATTCTGCGAAGCTGACGCAGGCGCAGAAGGACATTGCGGCGAATCAGCAGGCGCAGGCCGCCACGTCGAAAGAGCTTGAAGCGGCCAAGGCCGACATCAAGGCCAATCAGTCGGCGATCGGCACGGCCAACGCCACGCTGAAGGACAACACTGACAAGCTGACGCAGGCGCAGAAGGACATCCAAGCCAACAAGACTGGTCTTGACGCGGCGTCCAAAACGCTTGCCCAGGCCAAGACCGATTTGACGCAGGCGCAGAAGGACATTGCCCAGACCAAAAGCGACCTGACCACCGCGAATGGCGAGATCAGCAAGGCCAAGGAATCGGCGGCTCAGGCGTATGCCGAAGCCCATAGCAAGAATCATACTTTTCGTGGGCCGGATGAGCCGAAGGACAATCTGATTGTCGGTGACTTGTGGCTCAAGACGCAGAAGTATTGGACGAGGTGGAAGGGCGAGAAGAACAATTCGCCGTCAATGCTGGCCGATTTTTATACGTACTGGCAGGGCGAAGCCAATAATTCTCCTTCCGTGCTTGTGCCCTTGTCCGATCGTGTGATTGACACGCTTGTCTGGGATGGCACCACGTGGAACCACATGGGCTATGCCGACGTGGAGCGCAATGCCGACGAAATCGCTCAGGCGAAGTCCGACATCGCGGATAACGCCGCGAAGACCACCGACGCGAGGAAGGCTGCTGAGAATGCCGCTGCCGCCGCGAAAAACGCGCAGGGCACGGCTGACACGGCCACTGGTGCGGCGAAGACCGCGCAGGATACCGCCAATGCCGCCCAGACCGCCGCGAAGAGCGCTACCGCCACCGCCGGTCAGGCCAAGGACGCGGCCAATGCCGCCCAGACAGCAGCCGAAAGCGCGAAGAAGACCGCTGGCAATGCGGAGACACTGGCTAACACCGCCAATGAGTCCGCCAAGTCCGCCAAGTCCGACGCGGCTTCGGCTAAGACGGACGCTTCCACCGCTAAGACGGATGCGGCCAATGCCAAGACCACCGCTGCCAATGCGTCGAGCGTGGCGACTCAGGCCAAGGCCACGGCTGACAGTGCGGCACAATCCGCCACCGATGCGGCCAATGCCGCCCAGAAGGCGAATACGGCTGCCGCTGCCGCCGCTGGCGTGGCGAACGGCAAGGCCGACGTGCTTATCCAGGGCACGGCGCCGGCCACGTCGATGCGCAAGGCTTCGACCTTGTGGATTGACACCACGAATGGCGCGAACACGCCGAAAAGGTGGAATGGGTCGGCTTGGGTGGCTGTGACCGACAAGGCCGCGACCGACGCCGCGAACGCCGCCGTCAAGGCGAATGATGCAGCCAAAACCGCTCAATCCACCGCTGACAAGGCCGCGACCGCTGCCGCTAATGCCGCGTCTCAGGCGAATCAGGCTCAGGCCGCAGCGCAGAAGGCGCAGACCACTGCTGATGGCAAGAATCTGATTTACCGTGGCCCCGACGAACCGTCGCATGATGGCTTGAAGCCGGGGGACATGTGGTGGAGGACGCAGAAATATTGGACGCGCTGGAAGGGCGAGAAGAACGCAAGCCCATCAATGCTTGCCGACTTCTACACGTACTGGACGGGTGCGCCGAACGCTTCACCGAGCGTCTTGGTGCCATTGTCTGATCGTGTGGTGGAAGTCCTTACGTGGGATGGCACGCGCTTCGAGCCATTCGACCTCGTGGCGAACAACATTCTCGCATCTGGCACGGTGGCTGCAAAGCATCTCGCCGTGGATTCCGTGACCGCCGAGAAGGTCAAGGCCAATGCCATCACGGTGGACAAGCTCGCCGCCAATTCGGTCACGACTGAAAAGCTGGTGGCTGATGCGGTGACCGCCGCGAAACTCGCCGCTGACAGCGTGCAGGCGCGGAATATCGTCGCACTGTCCATCACGTCCGACAAGATCGCGGCCAATTCGGTGACCACGGGCAAGCTCAAGGTCACCGAGGATATGACCGTCGCGCTCCTGAATGTCCATAAGATTCAGGCGGGCGACATCGCCGCCAATGCTGTCACGACCGATAAGCTGGCCGCCAACGCGGTGAATGCGGATAAGCTGGCCGCGAATGCGGTTACGGCGGGCAAGGTGCAGGCCGGTGCCATCGGCACCGACAAGCTCGCCGCCAATTCGGTCACGACCGCGAAGCTCAAGGTCACCGAGGACATGACCGTGGCGCTGCTCAACGTCCACAAGATCAATGCGGGCGACATCGTGGCTGGCGCGATAACGACCGACAAGCTCGCGGCCAACGCGGTGAACGCCGACAAGCTGGCCGCGAACTCGGTCAATGCGTCCAAGATTGTCACTGGTGCCATCACCGCCGACAAGCTCGCGGCAAACAGCGTGACGGCCGTCAAGATCGCTGCGGGCACCATCACGTCCGACAAGGTAGCCGCAGGCCAGTTCCGAGGCTACGTCTTCACCGGCGCGATATTCCAAAGCTCCGAGGCCGCGAACACGGGCATGAAGCTCAATAGCACGGCTTTGCGGATGTGGGATTCGAGCCATAACCAGACCGTCTATTTGGACGGTGAGGGCAAGTCGAATGTGCTGACCGGCACTTTCCAAACCCGCGTCAGCGGGCACAGGGTTCGCATCAGCCCGGACTACCAGAGCTATATCATCGGCGGCACTGAGACTTTCGTTGGTGATGGCCTGGAATTCCCCGCTTACAACGGTTCGACGGCTTTTTACTCTCATCCGGCCATTGCTTCTGTCATCCAGTCGAATCAGGTCGGCACGATGAGCGAGCTGGACTTGTGGAGCGGACACGTCACTAAAAACGACCCTGCTGCTTTCCTTCGCCTCAATTCCAAGCCACGCGCGAAAGGCGGCACCGGCAGCGGCATCACCTCGCAGGCGTACCTCAAGGCCGACACGAACTGGGACGAGGGCGACAACAGCAAGAAAAGCGGCGCCGGCCTCAACCTCCAAGGCGTGGGTGGCTCCGGCGCAAGCGCGTATCTCAACGTGCGCAGCGACACCGGCAGCCTCTGCGAGGCCGCCGTGCACTCGTACGGTTCGAAGGCCCGCGCATACTGCACCGCATCCGACGCGAACGGCGAGGTCGGTGTGCTCTCGGACATCAGCACCGGCTACGTGTATCTGGGCGGTTATCTTGGCGGGCTGAATGGACGGCACACTTTCGAGGGTGCCGTGGCGTGGAAACTCTGGTCAAGCTCGCAGAACCTCGTCACCGGCTCATATGGCGACAGCAAATTCTCGGTCGGCAGTCCGGCAAAATACGGACGATATTATGCCGTGGCCTGCGCTGACACCACGTGGGCCGGCATTATCGTTCACACGATGAACACTGGCGGACAGTCCGGGTGGGGCATCAAAGCGTTCAACGCCGACCAAAAATGCACTGTGGACGTGTGGTGCGACACTTTCGGCTGGCTTGTCAAATGATGATTGGAGTGATTTTGTCTGCGACTTTCGAAAAGGATGAAAACAGCGGACTGCTCATCGTCCGCTGCGACCCGCCAGTGAATGGCTGCTGCAATTTCGTGTTTTCCAGCGAGACCATCGCCTCGTGGAAGGCGCTGCTCGGCCTCGCGTCGACGCGTGAGGCGATCGCGGCGATCATGCAGGGCAGGGAGGATAGGAGCCGGTACGACCCGACCACGGGTAGGGGCGTGTGGACTGGGGCTTATGAGGCCCTGGAAAGCGCGCTCGACGACTCCGCCACCGACGTGAGCATGCTCGCCGCCGATGGCGAGGTCATGAATGACCCGCTGACTGCCGCGCGCAACAGGGCGCGTGAGGGCATGAGTCTGCCGGTCATGTCGAATGAGACGGACGCGAATCTCATTGCAACGATGGCCGCTGATGACTCCGATGAGGAGCCGTCGAGTGGCATTGACGTGACCGTGACCAAGGACATTGAGGGTCTTGACGATTTCCTCAATGACGAGTCCAGTCAATCAAATCTGGACGAGTGCGAGGAGAGATTTTACCAATCCCTCATGCCACGACCTCAAAACAACCAACAATAAGGAGATTGATTATGGCCGATGTGACCACTGAGACCACTACCGATACCGTGCCTGCCGTGACGCCCGCCGAGCCGTCTGGCGTGCTTGATTTGCGTCCGCCGAAGGAGTCGGTGCGCGCGGAATTGTGCCGATTGGGATTGGAGTTTTCCAGCGCTGACGGCACCGCCGAATCTTGGCGCGACTATCAGCGTGGCGTGCTTGCGACGTTCGACGATTCCGGCACGTCCGTCACGTTGACGGACGTGAAGACGAATCTCGGACGCACTTTGACGCTCGACGGACTTAAGGCCGTTACGCGTATCGATACGATGACCGCCGCCGACTAACCCGTATTTCCCAGTTTTTCAACCCCTGCAATCCAATCGGATTGCGGGGGTTTCGTATTTAAGGAGACATTTTGACTCAGATTCCAGCCGACGCGAACGAGGTCATCGACTCTCTTTCCGCGCAAATCGGCACTCTCAACAAGCAAATCGCAATCCTGACCAGTCAGCTCAACGCGGCCATGAAATTGATTCCCGCCGACGTGCTCGAAAGCGTGAAGGGGGATACGCATGCAGAGGATTAACTATTTCACCAATCCGAATTTCACCGGCCCATTCGCCGACGTAAACATTTCCGGTGAAGTGAAGGCATCATATAACGCCGACACCAAGCAGCTGAACATCTATGGCAACAATGGCGGTTATGGTTTCAATCTCACCGTGCCGAAAAACGCGGCACTCGTATTCGCCTGCTTCCTCTGGACGGAACACGACAAAAATCCGAAGCCGCTCACGGTGTACAGTCTCGAGTCAAGCGACACCAAGCCTATCGCTTATGCCACCGTCTCCCAGAATGCGAACAATTTGCTCCTGCGATTCAACTCCACCGGCAGTGGCCGGATACGTGTCGAATTCTATCCGAACGGCAGTGACGCGAATATCGCCAATCCGATTTTGGAATTGGCCGACACTTACGATAAAGCCGTGGGGGGGGGGCTTCCGGGCTTCTTCTCCGGCGACACGATGCCACGCGCATAGGAGCGTCCGTCGGGCGGGTGATGTCCGATGATAATCACGAACCTATGCACGAGCCCAACCTCGACCATCACCTTGAGAGCCAACAATTGGGTGCATCTCACGACCGTTCCGAGCGTGAGATATATGACATATTGGGTCAGTTTCGATATGAACGTCACAGGCGGCACTGTCTCGATTATCGGAACACAGGGCGAATTCAGCGCACGCCAACGTGTCAGCTACATGACGTACGTCGACAATTCCAGTCCGCTATCAGCGAATTATTCCGTCAAGTCAGGCAGTCCGACCGTCACCGTGACAAATATACTCATCTGCACGTGGGCCGAGTATCAGGCGAACAAGACCCTGCTCGACGGCATCGGATATTTCACCGGGGATACGATGCCGCGCGCCTAACCCCTTTGGGGGTGGTGGCATGACTCCCATCGTTAATCACTGCGTCATGCCGAAAGACGGTGTGAGCGTCAAGACGACGAACACGACACCATCGGACATCACCTTCACGGGGTTGACGGCGGGCGTGAAATACCATGTGAGCGTCGTCTGTTACATGCTGTCCACGAGTGGCGACAATCCGCGCTTGCGTCTCACCACCAATGGCAGCGATAGTGGGCTGGTCAGTTCGAATGGTCGCGTGGATTACGTCTTCACCGCCGCCAGCACCACTCACGGCATTCTCGTCGGTCTGAACAATTGCACGGTCAATCTGAGCAAGGGCTTGTGCGTGCCTCAAGACCAGTGGCAGCAGCTCGTCTCGTTGGGATTGCCGGGCAATTATTTCGATGGCGACACCATGCCAAAAGATTAAACGATTTCAAAGGAGATGTGATGTGTTTCAAACGTTTTTAGCGGGTTTTGGTGGTGTGGGTGGCGCGTGCGCCGTCATCACGCTCGGCCTGAAAGTCTGGCCGGGGGCGCTCGAATCATTGGCTACTGGGCTGTATGCCCACGTCAATCCCGAGCGCTTGCCGTATAACAGCGTGCTTTCCCAGCATTTCGCTAAGACGAGGCAGCTCGGCGAACGTTCCGAACGGTTTGACGGGCGGCTGGACGAATTGTGCAGGGACACGATAAAAAACACGTTGATTTCCCTGATCTACGGCGACCAGTCACACGACCACAGCGAGGCCGTCCGATACGAGCTGGCTAAGCTCGAAAAACTCGACGCGCAATGCTGGATCGTCAATGCCGCCGAAAAATATTTGGAGGACCGGCAATGACACGACTGCTCATCGCGGGCGGAGCCTACGTGCTGCTTCTCGCCGCGATTCTGATTTTCAATCATGGCGCACACAGGCATTGATTTTCACATTAGTTTTCAAAGCCATCCCCTTGGGGTGGCTTTTTTGTTTGCCCCGAAAGGGGCGGGAAGGAGGCTGTCATGGATGATGTGACCATGACGCCGGAAATGACACCGCAGGGCGATTCGATGCCGCCCACTGACATCCCGGTCGTGTCCGAAACGGATGCTGCCAAGGCCGTGGAAGGATTGGAGGACTGATATGGCAAGCGTCGGCACTTTGATCAACCGCATGCGCTACTGGTGCGCCGTGGCTAACTTGGGCTACAGCCAGTCCGATCGTTGGAATTTCAACGCTTCGGCGGGCAACTGCGACTGCTCCAGTCTGGTGATCCACTGTCTCAAGGAGGCTGGATTCGACACCGGCAGCGCCACCTACACCGGCAACCTGTCCGACAATCTGACCAAGCGCGGATGGAAGCGCCTGCCAGTCAACGGCAGCCCGCAGCCGGGCGACATCCTGCTTAACGACGTGCACCACGTGGCCGTGTATCTGGGCGGCGGCAAGCTCGCGCAGGCAAGCATCTCGGAGCGTGGCACCGCCTACGGCAAGGCCGGAGACCAGACCGGCCGCGAAACCAATATCCGCGCCTACTACGACTATCCGTGGAACTGCTACCTGCGATACCAGGGCGCCCAGTCTTCCGCTCCAGCCGCCAATTCCAGTGCTATCGCAGTGGATGGCAATGTCGGCCCGTCCACCGTGCGCAAGTGGCAGCAGGTGATGGGCACCGCGGTGGATGGCATCATCAGCGGCCAGCAGGTGCCCGACGGGCGCACCTATGCTCGCCCAGCCATCGATTCGAGCGTGGTCCGCTACGGCAATGGCGGCAGTGATCTGATCCGCGCCGTGCAGCGCCGCCTGGGCTGTGGTGTTGATGGTCTGCTTGGCCCGGCCACCATTCGTGCCATCCAGGCGCATTACGGGTTGGCGCAGGATGCGAGCTTCGGCCCCGCGACCGCACGCGCCCTGCAGTCGGCACTCAATCAAAACCGATTCTAAGGGGGTTTAATATGGCTCAACATGCAGCGCCAACGACTTTGGAGACCACAGTCAATAATCTGACCAACGAGTGCGAGGATGGTCAGGACAACCAGCCGCCGACGGCTTACACGCCCGTCTTTTCCAAGGGCGTGCGCACCGTGGTCTACGTTGCCGGTCTCATCGCTTCATGCGTCGGCTTGGGTTTCATGACCTTCGGCGACGCCGCGATCGGCGGATACATCAGCACCGTGGCCGGCTTCATCGCTTCCGGCTTGGGCGTGGCCTACAATCCACTCCGCCGCAATTAATTTTCGGGCTTGAAAATCAAACTCGCGCCGGAAACTCAACATCAGGTGTGGAAAAATTTGCGGCACTGTAGTGTCCGTGGAATTTTTTACACCCTGTTTTTAAATCTGCCCCTTCTCCATTTTGGAGGAGGGGCTTTGCTTTTAGGACTTTCAAAATGGGCATCAGACAGCAGACGATTGACGATTATGGGTCGTTCGTGGAGAAATTCAAGCCGAAGAAGACCACGGATGACTGCTACACCCCCCCGCAGTGTATGGGGTGATAAAAGACTGGGCTTGCCGGGAATACGGTATAGACCCTGATAAGGTGGTGCGCCCGTTCTATCCGGGCGGGGACTACGAGCGGTTCGACTATTCGGGCGGTGCGGTGGTTGTGGATAATCCGCCGTTCAGCATCCTGTCGAAGATCTGCACGTTCTATCGGACGGAGCAAATTCCGTTCTTCCTGTTCGCGCCGTATCTCACGATCTTCTCCAGCACGTCGCGCAACGGAGCGCACATGATCGTCACGGATTCGACCATCGAATACGCGAACGGCGCGCAGGTCAACACGTCGTTCGTGACGAGTTTCGGTGATGACCTGATCCGCACCGCGCCGGATCTGGCCAACGCGATAGACGAGACCGTGAAGCGCGTCAGGAAAGAGCAACGCAGGCATCCGCCGAAATACGCGTATCCGCGTGAACTGCTTACCGTGAGCAGGCTCGGGAAGATCGGCAGGCAGGTCGAGTTCCGCGTCAAGGCTTCGGACGTTGCGTTCACGAGGGCTCTCGACTCGCAGAAGGCCGTGAAGAAGGCCATCTACGGCGGCGGCTATCTCCTGAGCGAAGCTAAGGCCGCGGAACTGAAGGCCGCAGAACTAAAGGCCGCGGAACTGAAGGCCGCAGAACTAAAGGCCGCAGAACTAAAGGCCGCAGAACTAAAGGCCGCAGAAGACGTGACAGTCTGGCCTCTCTCCGAAACCGAAAGGCGGATCATCGAAAACCTCGCGCAAGAATCGCGCGGTTGAATTCCTGTTGGAATATTTTGCACCCACATGCAACATCGCCCCTCTCTCAGCTCTTAAGCTGGGGGAGGGGCGTTTTCGTGTTTATTCGGTCTTGTGTTTGCGTGGCCTGCCTCCGCCGACGCCGCGTCCTGGGCGCTGCGCGTTCCATTGGTCGATGGTGTCGGGGAGCCAGCCGCGCGTGCGGCCGATGGTTACGTCCGGCTCGGGCAGGTCGTAGGAGGCGGCGTTGGCGACGCCGAGGCGTTCGGAGACCTGTTTGATGCCGAGGTATTCAGTCGTCATTGTCCCTCCTGTCCCTGATGAGCGTGGCGATGCTCCAGATTCCCGCCGCGAGGCCGAACAGTCCGGCCTGCCATGCTTTCCCGGCGCAGCCGAGCGAGAGCGATGTCAGGCCGCATACGATGCCGCATACGGCGAACAGTGTGCTTGTCTTCATGATGGGTCATGAAATAGGATGGAACCGGAGGGTTCCGGGCAGTAGGAGTGCTCGGAACCCTCTTGTCATCTGCCGTGCCTAGGCGGCTTTCTGAGCGAGATGACCAGCGCCGCCAGTGCGATGATGTTGCTTGTCACCGAGCTGATGGCGTTTACGATGTCCGTCCATTTCATGTTCACCTCCTTTCCTTTGTTGACATAAACTATTGTATCAAATATATATAAGTAATGCAAGCCAAAACACAAAAAACAGAGAAAAAATCAACGGATTGATAGACTTGATGCCACGCAAACGAAGGGGCAAGCATGGCCTACACGATCCGCCAATACCAGACGAAAAGCGGAAAAAGATACGAAGTCAGATACCGCAAGCCCGACGGGTCGTCCACCGGAAGGCGTGGCTTCAGGCGCAAGATGGACGCCGATGCGTGGGGAGCGGCCAATGTGACCACAGCGAAAAGCGTCGGAGCTTACATCGACCCACAGGCCGGAAGAAGACTCGTGGAGGACTTCTGGGAGCCGTGGCTGGCCGCCAAGAAGACCAAGGCGAAGCCAAGCTACATCAAGTCGCTGGAAGACGCTTGGCGAGTGCATGTGGAGCCGCAGTGGGGCATGAGGGAGATGCAGTCAATCACGCGCGACGAAGTGCAGCGGTGGGTCACCGATCTGGCAGGACGACGCAGTGCGTCGGTGACGATTCGCGCCGAGAATCTGCTTCGCAGCCTCATGGAGAGGGCAAAGGCCGATCGGTGCATCCACGACAATCCATGCGACGGCATCGAGCTGCCGCGCAAACAGGTGCGGAAGCATGTCTATCTGTCGGCCGATGAATTGTCTCGTGTGGCGATGCAGTGCGGATGGCGTGAGCCGATCGTGCTGACCTTGGGCCTGTGCGGCATGAGGTGGGGCGAGCTCGTGGCGCTCCGTGTCGAGGATGTCGATCTGCAACGCTGTCGACTGCATATATATAGGAGCATCACGCGTCTTTCCAGCAGGATGGTGGAGACCGACCCGAAGACCCATGATGGACGCTCGGTGATGTTCCCCCTGGTGTTGCGTCCGCTGCTCGCCAAGCAATGCGAGGGGCGCGAGCCGTCCGATTTTCTTTTCACCGCTCCCGGCGAGCCTCTGGACGAGCCGATGGGCAACGGCTGGAATCCGACGCGGCACGATGGGTGGTTCGCGGTGGCGCTTCGCCGCGCGGGCGTGGGGCGTGGCCACATGACGATTCACGATCTGCGGCATACCGCCGCTTCGCTCATGGTGCAGTCCGGCGCTAATGTCAAGACCGTGCAAAGGCAGCTCGGCCACAAGTCGGCCGCGATGACGTTGGATGTGTATGCCGACCTTTTCGACGATGATCTGGACGATTTGTCGGAGCGCATGGGCGGTTTGCTCTTTTCGCAGAATGTGGGCAAAATGTGGGCAAAAGCGACGCAAGGCATTGATGGAACCGTTGAAACGGCAAGTGTCTGAAGCTTTTCTCTTGTGGGTTCGAGTCCCGCTGGAGGCACTTTTGGAAACCGCCAGAGATGGCGGTTTTCCTTTATTCTCCAACGGTTTTGGCATCATCGCGATTCACTGCGATTCAACCCTTTTCCACGGTGGG